AATTTCCAATCGATCATGTTTGTTTTCCTGACCATGGCGATGAGTTTTTTGTAGGTTATGGATTTGATGATAATGGCCTTAAGCGTAATTATAGAAATTTGTATAAAATTAATTAATGTATCAGAATATATACTATCAACGTAAGACGAATACTATTCATCTATGGGATGATATTGAAGGTCATAAGAAGATAAAATATAAGCCATACGCTTATAAAAAATCTCCATATGGTCCTTTTGTAGCATTAGATGGTAATCAGTTAGAACAAGTATTTAATCCTACTCGCGATGATCGTGGATTATATGAATCAGATGTTAGGCCTGAGGTTCGTGTTTTAATTGATCGATATACTGATTCAGATGAGTCGAGTGTTAACCATCGTATATTAACTTTTGATATTGAGGTTGATATTGAAGGTGGATATCCTGATATTGAAACTGCAAATAAAGAAATTACATCTATCGCGTATTATGATCATCAAGTAGATATGCGATATGTGTTTATTTTAGATAAGCGTCGGTTAGTAGAATCTAAAGAAGCAAATGACTGTGAGATCTTATCTTGTCAAACTGAGGAAGAGTTATTACAGAAATTCTTGTTTAAATATCATCAGACTAATCCTACTATCTTAACCGGTTGGAATATCGATGGATTTGATATTCCTTATTTATATAGGCGAATGACTTCGGTATTAGGTAAATCGATGGCCAATGCATTGTCACCTATCAAAGAAGTTAAATATAATGAGCGTAGTGATTCATATACTATAGCAGGTGTATCTGCATTAGACTATATGGCATTGTATAAGAACTTTACATATTCAGAAGAATCTAGTTACGCATTAGATGCAATATCCCGGAAAGAATTAGGTAAAGGTAAGATTGAGTATGATGGAGATTTGAATACTCTCTTTACTACAGATATTCAAAAGTATATTGATTATAACTTGACAGATGTTGATTTGGTAGTCGAGTTAGATCAGAAGATGCAGCTTATTGAATTGGCAATGAGTATATGTCATAAAGGTCATGTACCATATGAAGATGTATTTTATTCTACTAGATATCTAGACGGAGCATCATTAACATATCTTAAACGAAATAATATAGTTGCACCATCCAGGAAGCGAAGAGTTAAGATACAGACGGCTGGTGATTATATAGCTCGTAGCAAAGAAATACGTGTTAATGAGATTCCAAAAGATACACCACCTTCTGGCCAATTAAAAATACATACATCGAAGAGTGGAAGTGAAAAAACTGAATATGTTGATATTGATTTCAAGCGTAATGTCTTTATTTTATCAAAAGGTCTTAATAAGCCATTACCTGGCGGATTGGATGTTGCTATTGATTTATTAGGTGCATATGTAAAAACTCCAGATCCAGGATTATATAAATGGGTATATGACTTAGATTTAACATCGCTATATCCATCCATCATTATGACTTGCAATATCTCACCTGAAACTAAAATAGGTAAGATTGTTGGCTTCGATGGCCATAAGTTTATCCGTGGCGAAGAAATGCATTTAACATTAATGCCAGGCAATGAAGGATATACTACTGAATCTCTTAAGGAATGGTTAACTACTAACAAATATAGTATCGCAGCTAATGGTGTGGTATATAAAACAGATTCACCTGGCCTGATACCAGTGATTCTGGATAAGTGGTTCAATGAACGTGTAGAATATAAAAATTTAAGAAAGAAGAGCGAAAGGGAAGGTGACGATGCTAAGGCAGTATATTATGATAGGCTGCAGCTAGTTACTAAAATTATGCTTAACTCTTTTTATGGAGCATTAGGAAATGCTGGATTTAGATTTTATGATCCTGATAATACAGTTGCCGTAACAAGTACCGGCCAGCAATTGATTAAGTTTACGGCTGATATTGGTAATAAATTTTATTCGCGAGAGCTTGGAGTAGAAAAAGATTTCAATATCTATATAGATACTGACAGTGTATTCTTTTCATCATTACCAATTATTGAAAAGCGGTATCCTAAATATGATATCAACGATGAAAAGTGGATGGCCGAAAAGACTATAGAAGTTGCATCAGAGGTCCAGCAGTTTATCAATGAAATGTATAATATCTATGCTAAGCGATTCCATAATGTAACAGATCATAGATTTGATATTAAGCAAGAGTTTGTAGCGAAGGCCGGATTATGGATTGCCAAGAAGCGTTATGCTCAATGGTTGATTAATCAGGAAGGCCATACGATATCTAGATTAGATGTAAAAGGATTAGATGTTGTTAGATCTTCTTTCCCACCTGCCTTTCGAAAGTTCATGGCAGAGATATTAGAAGATATACTTAAGTTGTCGGCTAAAGAATTAGTAGATACTAAAATTTTAGATTTCAAAGAACATATTAAGTCACTACCATTATTACAAGTAATGTCACCAATCGGTGTTAAAGAATTAAAAAAATGGAAGACTGGTCAATTGTTTGGCAAACGTAAGTCACGTACTCCTGTACATGTAAAGGCCGCATTGAATTATAATGATTATTTGACTCATTACAGTATTACTTCAACGGCACCAATACTAGACGCGCAAAAGATTAAATGGACTTACTTAAAAAACAATTCATTTGGTATAGACCAGCTGGCTATTAAAGGGTTTGAAGATCCGCCTGAGATAGTTAAGATGGTTGAAGATTATATTGACTATGATAAAATTTTCAATAGAGCATTTGAAAACAAGTTAAATGATTTTTATGCAGCTTGCAATTGGGGTACGATTCCTAATAATGCAGCATTAAATCAATTCTTTTCTTTTGGATAATTGAAATTAATTTCATATATTATTTACAAATCAAGCAATTAAAAGATGAAAGGTAAATCTCATTGGTATGGCCGTGAATGCGAAGGCCGGTTTGCAGATATCGATACGGTATTTGTAAGAAAGCATATTCCAGAAAATTATAAAGAGTATCCACATATCTATTTTACTATTGAATATGTGAGAAACTGCAATCAACCATATCTGCCACCAGAGCCGAATGATGCTTGGGATGATATATTAGAAATATTAGAAACTAATCAAGTAGTAACTATCGAGGCAGATAAAGGTACAATTAAAAATATTCCATTAGGCGTATTTAATCGAGTGCATATAATCTATAGAATAGAGGATAGGTATCCAATCGATCTTCTTAAGAGTACAGATACTATTTCAATTGATACTGGTAAGTATGCTTCTATTCAATCTATGAAAGGTTGTATGCAGCGAATTACGCCTGATGATTATAAGTATGATAGGAACGAGCAATAATATGACAAAAAAGAAAAAAGTATGGTATTTAGGCCTTGAACCTCTTAAAGCAAGGTATACAGGTCAATTGACAGAAGATTGGATGCCAGCGGCATTTAATCAATTTAAGGATGATGTAGATTTTATATCTGTGCCTGGCGATTATGATCCTGATCAGGAAATTAAAGTCGGTGCTGTATTAGATGCAGTAGGTCGTGGAGTATTTGCAATGAGCCAAGTAACACGATTACTTGAAGCTATCCGGTCTGATGATTTCCAAGATGGCGATGTTGTATATATTCAAGATATGTGGCATCCTGGAGTTGAAGCATTATTTTATGCTTGGGACTTGTATGGATATAAAAATGTAAAGGTTTATACAAGGTGCTGGGCTCAATCGGTTGACGAATATGATTTCACGTTTCCAATGAGAGAATGGATGCGTTATTACGAGTTAGGATTTGATAAATATCTAGCTGGCATATTTGTAGCAAGTACAATTCATAGAGACCAATTGAGAGAAGCAGGGTTTACTGCACCTATTCATGTATTAGGATTACCAGTTCATTCAGAATCAGTTCGGAATACCGCTGGCAATATTCAAAAGACCTTTAAGGATAATGTAGTAGTTTATACTTCAAGATTTGATAAAGAAAAGAATCCATTCTTTATGATGGAAGTGGCGGAGCAATTCCTAGATGCAAATCCAAAATGGGAATGGCATATAACTACCTCAGGTAAAGAAATTAGAAGTATGATGCCAGGTACCGTGGAAGCGTTGCGAGAGTTAGCAAAGGCCGAGCCAAGGTTTAAAATCTATGAAGGAATTACCAAGCAGGAATATTATGACAAACTTAGGACTTCAGAAATACAATTCAATACTGCATTACAAGATTATGTAGCATTTACAGCAGTTGAAGGTGATGTATTTGATACTGATTTAGTATATCCTGATTTTAGATCATTTAAAGAAACGGTTGAGGCTAGTAGAAGATATACTCCATTTAAAGTTGATAGTGCTTTAAAAGTATTGAATAATGCTATTAAAACAAAGAGACCGGAGCATGGTATTGCAGAAGCATGTGATGTTGGTATATTGGCCGAGGCAATGATCGTTTCAAGCGGAATTGATTATGAATTAAATGTTTGGCATGAAAAAGAATTATGCAAGCATCTACTAACAAGAAAAGGAATAAATGTATGAGTAAAGAATTAATATACTACCCCTCATTATCAGCAGGTGGTAGTGCAGATGCTCTGAAAAAGAATAAAGAGGTTAAGCCTGGCTTAACTGCTAGATTCTACGACAAGTCATTTCCAGAGCGATGGAGACATCCATACTTCCTAATTACTGCCGGTCACCATTATAAAGATATGGAAGCCAGGCAGAAGTATGGTTGTGGTGATGACGTCCAGGTTATAGGTGATTCCGGAGGATTCCAATTGGTTACAGGGGCTATTAAATGGTCGCCAGAGATCAAAGAGAAGATATTCCATTGGCTGGAGGCCAATTCGGATATTGCCGTTAACCTGGATATACCGCCGCGTATTAAGTATGAAGGTAAGTTTAGAGAATGTTTAGATATCTCATATGAGAATTTTAAATATTTCGCAGAGAACCAATCAGGTAAAACTCAATTCTTAAATGTAATACAAGGTAATAGTATTGCAGAATATGAAACTTGGTATAACCGAGTCAGAGACTTTGATTTCAACGGTTGGTGTATTGGTGGTGCTCAGAAAAGAGTATCAATGTTTATGAGTGGATTAGCTCCATTACTTAAGCATAGAGAATTTGAAAAAAAGCAAAACAAGTTCATACACGTATTAGGAATCTCCAAAATATCTGATTTCTTCTTATTAGCATATTTCCAAAAGATGATGAATAAGCATTATGGAGGTAGAATCCAAATATCGACAGATTCTTCATCACCAGGATTATATCCAGTGTATGGAACTTCACTTCATTCGGCTCAATTGAGTAAAATGACCTTTACTGATTTATACTTTCCAAAAGGAGAAAACCTTCCATATATACCAGGAACGGCAGTGCCTAATCCATTAGGTCATCCGGTATATGAAGGATTTACTTTTGATGAAGTTGCTAAATATGATGCGAATGTATATAATAAAATGACAATGAATAATTTGTTTGTATATACTGAAACAGTTAAGCAGATTAAAGAATTGGTAAATGCACATGACGAGTTACTAGAAAAGGTATTACCACGTGATTTTTATCTAGTATTAAAGAGCATGGAAGAAATGTTCGAATCAGATGATCCATATATGGTATATGAAAAACATGTAGGATTGTATAACAAATATGGTGGCCAAACATTAACAATGGCAAATAATGAAACTTTCAGTAAGTTTTTTGATATTTAGTAAAAATTTTATATATTATAGTTATGGAAAAGAAAAAGTTAATTTCGTTTATTGATAAGTATTATTTGGCTGGCAATGCTAATAGTACTAAACTAGTTGTAGCAGATAAAACAATGTCTTGCGACTTTATTACAGATGACCAGAATGTTGTAGGTACTGTGTCTGCAGAAGATTTTGATCTACCGAATGGCGAGTTAGGAGTTTATGCAACATCTCAACTTGTAAAGATACTATCTGCATTAGAAAATGATATCAATGTTGATATCAAAAAAGCAGAAGAAACTGCGTATAGCCTGCAGGTATCGGATAGTAATTCAGATGCTACTTTTATGCTAGCAGACTTAGCTGTTATTAGGCAAGTACCTAAAATGAAGCAGTTGCCTGATTTTACTGTTAAGATTAAACTTGACAAGGGGTTTGCTGATAGATTTATCAAATCGAAGAATGCGTTACCAGAATCAACTAATTTTGCTGTTAATACATCTAATAATAAAGCTGAGCTCATTATCAATTATTCTAGCATGAAAACAAGTAGAATTACATTTAATGTCGATGCTACTGTTGATGCGGATATAGCTAATGTTTGTTTCAATGCAAATCTATTCAAAGAAATCTTAACAGCTAATAAAGATGCAACGGAAGGTAGCTTAGAAGTATCTTCAGCAGGATTGGCAAGAGTTACTTTTAAAGGTGATGGATTTGCAAGTACATATTATCTAGTCCAGCTACAGCCATCATGAAAGTAGCGATTAAAAAGTTACATCCCAAAGCAGTTATACCAGAATACGCTAAAGATGGGGATGCTGGACTAGATTTCACTGCAGTAGCCATGGAGTTTAATGCAAACTACAATTACATTGAATACTTTACTGGAATCGCAATAGAGGTACCAGAAGGTCATGTAGGATTAATGTTTCCAAGAAGTTCTGTTAGCAAGACAGATTTGGCATTAACAAATTGTGTAGGAGTTATAGACTCCGGCTATCGCGGTGAAATTAAATTTAGATATCGATTTCCAAAGGATATGAACTATCCAATGATACGTAAATATCAGGAAGGAGAGAGAATAGGACAATTAATTATTATGCCATATCCACAAATTGAACTCGAAGAAGTATCAGAGTTATCTGATTCAGAAAGAGGCGATGGAGGATTTGGTTCATCAGGTAACTAATAACAAATGTTTGGAAATGTAGAAAATAGCCTATGGGTAGAATCGTATAGACCTAAAGATCTAGATGATGGGTATGTTGGCAATGAGCATATTGTAGGTAAAGTTAGAGTATATTTAGAATCAGGTGATGTACCACATTTATTGTTTTGTGGAGGAGCTGGTACTGGTAAAACTACGCTAGCTAAAATTATTGCTAATAATGTTGATGCCGATGTAATGTATCTCAATGCATCTGATGAGAATAACGTAGAAACGGTAAGAGAGAAGATAAAGAATTTTGCTAGTACTATTGGATTCCGTAGATGGAAGATCTGTATACTCGATGAGGCAGATTACTTAACTGCCAATGCTCAGGCCGCTCTTCGTAACCTAATGGAGACATTTTCAAAGACTACAAGATTTATATTGACTTGTAATTATGTTGAAAAGATTATTGATCCTATTCAATCTCGCTGTCAGGTGTTTGGTATAGAGCCGCCATCCAAAGCAGATGTAGCTAAACGAATGGTAGCTATCTTACAAGAAAGAGAAGTTACATTTGATAACAATGATATTGTCACTGTTGTCAACAATGGTTATCCGGATATCCGTAGAATACTTAATACGTGTCAGAGTCATACGGTAGATAACGTATTGAAGTTGGATGAGCATAGTATTGTTCAAGCAAATTATATGACGAA